TTGTGACTATAAAGATATGTGGGGCACTATGCTATTCCGAAAGAATATGATAAGATACATAGATCCTAAATTAGACCATCCAGGAAAACAAATTCAGGATTGGATTGATGAAAGATCTAATATTAGGGCAGTAAGACCAGGCGGAAGATATATGGATATCGGAACCTTAAGAGGACTTAAACAGTTATATAAGGAGATGGATAATGCTTGAACCAGTATTCCCAGATGTAAGTCAATTTAAATGCGATGATTTATATTTGTTAACGGTAGGCACAGAAGCAGGAAAAGAAATATTAGAAACCTGCCATGAAATTGCACATATGTTGGTCAAAAAAAATATTGCTTATGGCAATTCAGCCCTTGACCCTGTGCGTATATTTTCAAAGGCGGGACCAAGAGAACAGCTTCATGTCCGTATTGATGATAAATTAAATAGACTTATGAAGGGTACAGATTATCCAGGCGATAATGATATTGACGATTTAATTGGATATTTAGTTTTATTAAAGATTGCCAAGTCAAAATCTAGTTGATTTTTTAGTCAACTAAGATTATAATGTATATATATGGACATCGAATTAGTAGATCATTTTGATCGTATGAATAAGGTAGTTGAAGAACTACTCAAAGGTAACAATCCTACACAGATTGCCTCTATAACGGGTTTTAAACGGGCAGAGGTTATAGAGTATATAGAAGAGTGGAAAGGGGTCGTTAAAAACGATTCTGCGGCCCGTGATAGGGCAAAGGAAGCCATCTCTGGGGCTGACCAACACTACGCTATGCTTATTAAAGAGGCCTGGAAGACCGTAGAGGACGCTGATACTCAAGGCCAATTAAATGTAAAGGCTACTGCTCTTAAGCTAATTGCTGATATTGAAGGTAAAAGAATTGGCATGCTTAAAGAGGTCGGACTTTTAGATAATGCAGAATTAGCAACACAATTAGCGGAGACTGAAAGACGACAGGATATCCTTGTTAAAATATTAAAAGAAGTTACGGCAACATGCCCTAAGTGTAAGATGGATGTGGCAAAACGATTGTCACAGATTACTGGAATTGTTGAGCCAGTTGTAATAGATGCAGAGCAGGTAAGTGGATCTTAATTTTAATGATCTAATTGATATTCTGGATGGCGAAGAATTTGATGAGCGTCCAGTAGATTTAAAGACATTTGTGACTAGCCCAGACTATCTTGGGCTACCGCCATTGTCTGATTATCAATATACATTAATTGAAAAAGGTTCTCAAATTTATAAAGAGTCTACTCTTATTAAGCTTTATGGCGAAGAAGAGGGTAAGCGAAGATATAAACAAACTTGCACAGAAATCATTGCTCAATTAGGTAAGGGTTCTGGTAAAGATTATACATCTACAATTTCTGTATCTTATATGGTTTATTTACTACTATGTCTAAAAGATCCAGCTACATATTATGGAAAGCCTCCTGGAGATACAATTGATATTATTAATATTGCGGTTAACGCACAGCAGGCAAACAATGTTTTCTTTAAAGGGTTTAAAACCAGAATAGAAAGATGTCCTTGGTTTATTGGCAAATATGATCCAAAAGCTTCTGAAATTAGATTTAATAAAAATGTAAACGTATATTCAGGACACTCTGAGCGAGAAGCATTCGAAGGTTATAACGTAATTGCAGTTATTCTTGATGAAATCTCAGGTTTTGCAACAGAAAATACAACTGGGCATGATCAGGCTAAGACTGCTGATGCTATATATGATATGTATCGTGGATCTGTTATTTCACGTTTTCCAGATTATGGAAAGATTATTCTGCTTTCGTTTCCTCGTTTTAAGAATGACCCTATTCAAAAATTTTATGATTCAGTTATTGCTGAAAAAGAAACGGTAATTAAAAGTAAAACTCTTAAGATGGATGAAGATCTTCCAGACGGAACAGAAGGCAATGAAATAACTGTTGAATGGGAAGAAGATCACATTATTTCTTATAATATTCCAAAAGTATATGCTCTTAAACGACCTACTTGGGATGTAAATCCAACAAAAAAGATTGAAAATTTTAAATTTGAATTCTATAAAAATATGCCAGATGCACTTGGGCGTTTTGCCTGTATGCCACCAGAAGCTATAGATGCATTTTTTAAATCTCGTGAAAAAATAGAAAAAGCTTTTAACAATATGTCTTTAGCAGTAGACGGATTTGGAAGACTTGAATCATGGTTTGCTCCAGATCCAGATAAAGAATATTTCCTACATGTCGACCTTGCACAAAAACATGACCATTGTGCGGTAGCAATGTCACATGTTCAAAAATGGGTGAACATAAAAGTTACAGATACATATTCTCAGCCTGCTCCAATTGTAGAGGTAGATGCTGTGAGATATTGGACTCCGACTGCAGACAAGTCTGTGGATTTTACAGAAGTTAAAGATTATATTCTTTCATTAAGAACTGCTGGATTTAAAATACGTGTGTGTACATTTGACCGTTGGAATTCACATGATATGATGCAGCAATTAAAACAATATGGAATTAATACTGAGACTTTATCTGTAGCGAAAAAACATTATGATGATATGGCTATGGTTATTTTAGAAGAAAGATTATCTGGACCGCACATACCTTTACTTATAAATGAATTATTACAATTAAAAATTATGAGAGATCGTGTAGACCACCCACGAAAAGGATCTAAAGACTTGGCAGATGCTGTCTGTGGATCTATTTACAATGCTATTAGTAGAACAAGACCAGATAATAACCAAGAAATAACTGTTCATACATATGATAGTTTAAATTGGGATAGGGAAGATGATACCGATACTACAAGATTAAATGTAATTAGAGCACCTAGAATACCTCAAGAATTGGCGGACGCAATAGAAGGAATGGAAATACTATGAGTATATATCAAGAAAAAGCTAAAGAGTGTAAATGTTGTGGAAAGCATGTTCCATTGCCTACAGTATTAAAAGAATATAATGGAATTATGTTATGCCCCACAACTTTTGCAAATGTAATTGAGTATAAAAGAATATGGAAGGCTGCTGGTAAAAGACCTATGGGAAATGTAAGAAAACATTTTTCAGATTATGTGCAGCAACTAGTTGAAGAAACCATTGACAAAAATGAAGATGGTACGTTACAATAAACCAATTGGCAACAGTAGCCAAGTTGGTCAAGGCCCCGAACTCATAATTCGGCTATCGTAGGTTCAAGTCCTACCTGTTGCACAGAAAGAGGAAATATGGATGAAGATTATAGTGAAAAGCTCCAGATGTATATAGATCTTGGCGTAGTAGAAGTATCTGGGGTAGATGAAAATGGAGAGATAATTTATGCTATTCATGAATCTGCTCAAGAATTAGCCCCAGAATTATGGGAAGCCCATATGGACTTTGTGGACAAATCTCTGATAGAATTATACGAGGGCGGACATATGATGGTTGAATATGATGAAAATCTAGAGGCAACCATTAGCTTAAGTCCAGAAGGTTTAAGAATAGCAAAAGAAAAAGGCATTCTCCCAGTGGAAATGCCAGAAATTCCAAATAATTAGGAGATAAGATGGATAAATTAATTTCGATGTTAAAGACATGGCAGGCAAATACTGTTGTATTTAAAAGCACTGCTCATGGATTCCATTGGAATGTAGAGGGTCCATTGTTTACACAATACCATGCATTCTTTAAAGAAATTTATGAGGATGTAGATGACACAATTGATACAGTTTCAGAATGGTTAAGAAAATTTAATGTCGTTGCTCCATATACACTAAATGACTTTATAACCAATAATAACTATGGGGATGTTCAATTAGATTCAAATTCTCCACTTTCAATGACTCGCCAACTTTTGGCCATGAATGATAAAATGATTTCAGATATCAAAATGATGTTTGATGAAGCAACACTTCAAAAAGAACAAGGACTTGCAAATTTCTTAGCAGATAGACAAGACAAGCATGAATTCTGGGGCTGGTGGCTAAGATCAAGTCTCAAGCAGACAATTAATTAGGAGATAAAATGCCATATAACATTAAACAAGGAGCGGCGGGATGTAAAGGTTTTGCCGTAGTAAATGACAAGGGTGAGCTAAAAGGTTGCCACCCATCTAAGTCTAGAGCAATGGCTCACATGAGAGCCCTATATGCAGCAACAGTCAATGAGCAAAAAATGGCTGAAGATAAGAAAAAGCGTATTCTCTAAAAATAAAATATTTGATATAATATATGTGGGTCGCCATAAGGGGCCCACATATTAATTTATTCGCTTGAAGGAGGAATAAAATGGTTACAACATACACATGGGACCTTTTCAAGGATCCCTTTTTTATTGGCTTCAACTCAATGGTTGATCGCCTAAATTCAGTACACACAACAGCATCTCATCAGTCTTATCCACCTTACAATATTGTAAAGGTAGAGGACGACATTTTCCGTGTCGATCTAGCATTGGCTGGATTTGATAAGAAAGACGTAGATGTTTCTGTAGATAACGGAACTCTTGTAATTAAGGGTGAAGTTTCAACAGAAGATGCTGGTGAGGCAATTCATAAAGGAATTGCTGCACGTAAATTTACCCGCACATTTGCGTTGGGTGAATATATGGAAGTCACTGGTGCTGAATTAAAAAATGGTCTTCTTTCAGTTACAGTTGAAAAAATTGTTCCTGAAGATAAAAAGCCAAAGACAATCAAAATTAAGTAAGGTATAATTGTCTTGTCCCATTCGGATGGGGCACGGGCTAATAGTTACGCCTTAGGATACACCTGAGCATGTGTTTAAACTGCTCATCAAATTTTAAGGAGAGATGTGCCAAACTACGACTATAAGTGTATTATATGTGAACACACTAAAGAAGTTAACAAGCCAATCAGCGAATCAACAATGACTGAGCTTTGCGATAAATGTGGCGCTGCAATGGTTAAACAATTCGGCACATTTGGCATTCAGTTTAAAGGTACTGGCTTTTATAAAACAGATAACGCTAAG